TTCTCTTGAGATGAAAGAGCAGAATCTAAAGATGATGTTAATACATCTCCAAACATTTTCCAACCCGCGTCAGTAAGAGCTGTCATTAGAATTTCATTTTTCATTAATTCTAAATTAAAAAATGATATTCTATCAAGTTCTTCTTTAGAAAAAGGTGAAGGTATTTTTGATAATTTTTCGGGAATTTCTAATACTTTTGGAGCTAAAGCACTTAATTTAACAAATTCACCCTCTACAAATTTAACTCCATCTCCAAATTCTTCTAATTTTCTTTTAGTTTGTGGAGTTTCTGTTTTTAATTTTAACAAAAGTCCTACAAGATTATTAATTTGTTCATCTAAGCCAGCTATATTGCCTTGTATATCCATGACTTCTAATCCTAGCATAGGATCAATTTGTTTCATAAAATCCGGTCTGGTTAAATCCGCTAAATATTGGTTCATGAAATCTTGCAAACCTTCTTCATCTCCAAATTCAAGCCCAATCGTTGCGTATAAATTTTCAAGCTGTTTTATTTTCTTTTGTTCTAATTCTACAATTTTAGAACTAAACGCCTCCATTTTAGCTTTTCTCCTTAAACTTGCAATATAATTATCATTTGCAATAGTCAAATCCTCAATTATTGTTTTCGATAATTCCAGATGGCCATAATATTCTGGAGAAATTTCTTGTAATTCTTTTAAAGCTATTATTTTATTATCTAAACTTGTATTTTCATCTGATATAACTGATGTTAATTGCTCGATATTCCCAATCTGCCCAGCAATAGAGGCCTCAGCATTAGCTAAAGCAGAGGATACATTATCAATCTCTTCTTTTGTTTCTTTTGATTTTTTTCCCCATTTACGAAAAGAAAATATAGCAGTTCCAACCACTCCAATAACACCAAGCCAACCTTTACTCATTCCTCCAATAACAGTAGTTGTTGTTTTAACTAATCTAATCATTGAGCTTAATCCGGTGCTAATTCTTCCAATAACAATTAAAACTGGCCCCAGCGCCACCGCTAGCAAACCCGCTTTAATAATGAAATCTTGTGTTTCAGGAGATAAATTTTCAAATCTTTTTAATAATTTAGTAATCCAAGAAGCGAAACTTTTAACATGAGGCAATAATTTTTCTCCAATAGAAACTGCAGCCTCATCAAATTGCGACTTCATTATTTTAAGCATTCCAGCAAAAGTATCCATATTGGCAACATGAGCTCCTTGAGCTTTTGTTGTTTGCTGCATTGCTAATTCATATGTTAATTGAGCTCTTGTTGCTCGATCAGTTTCTTTCCAAATTAAACCTTGTTGCTCGGCAAATTGTTTTAAATCAGATTCTTTAATTGCAATTCCCAGAGTTTTCATTGATTCTCTTTCTCCAAGTAATCCTTTTGTTAAGGCCTCAGATGCTTGAGCCGCATTTTCAACTTGCGGATTGAAAGCTGCTAAATCAACAGCCAACTCATTAACCTGTAAAGACAATTTCAAAGCCGCCTCTTCAGTAAATCCAAATCCAACTAATAAGTCAGCAGTATTAGATAAAAGAGTTTTTGTTTCGAGTTCGGACATTCGCATTGATTCTGCAAACTTTACCGCTGCTCTTTCTGCTGAATCTGAAATTCCACTAAACACCGTATCAAACTTTCTTCTTGTTTCTTCTAAAGTTGCAGTTGTTTTAATGGCTTGAATACCTAAAGCTCCTAATGGTAAAGTTAATCCAAGCGTTAAATTTTTTCCAGTTTTTTCAACATTACGGCCGAATGTTTTAAGTTTCTTTTGAGCTTTATTCATGGCTCTTTCAAAACCTTGTAAATTTGCTCCAAAATTAAACGTTAATAATCCAACCGCTTTATTTGCCATCTTTCTTTGTTTTTAAATCTTCTAATTTTTTAATATACTCAGCTTTATTTTTCAACTTCTTAATATCTTCTTTTATATCTTTTTTATCCCATTCAAACTCAATTAAATCCGTTGGTTTGAGTTTTTTTCCTTTTGCTATTTGTATATTTAATAATATACAAGTGCTCCATCTTGTTCTTTCCCAATCGTTTCTTTGTCTTAAGTTTTCAAGCTCATAAAAGCCCTCGACCTTATTCCAAAATTCTCTTGGAAGCATATCATAAAAATTATCAACTTCCATTCCTAATTGACCAAATGCCAACCTTTCTATTTCTTGCCAAGTTAATTCTTTTTGCTTAACTTGGCCTTTGACTTTTTTTCCTTTTCCCCGCCTGGCTCATTCATTGCTCTTGATAACATTTCAAACGCCTCTTCCATTTTTTCAGTATTATTATCAAAAAGATCAGTTACTTCATCTACTGACATTTTAAAAGGCAGTTTTGCAGCTCTATGACCATCCTCAATTCCGCAATAAATTAAAACAAATGCATCATTAAATGTCATTTGTCCGCTTGCTAATTTGTTTAAATCTGCCATTGTTGCTCCCGTTTTTAAGCTAAACTTTCTTAAAGCATTGAATCCAAATCTAACTGGCAATTTTTCGTTTTCGATTTCTAATATTTCGTATTTCATTTTCTTAGTTTTTTTTACTTTTCTGTTTTAAAAGAAACCCGCCCCAATACCAGAAAAGAAAACATTGAGGCAGGCTCTAAAATTTATAATTAACTAATTGTTTGAGTTAATGCTCCAGTTCCTTGAAAAGAAGCTGAATATGTTGCAGAATCCTCAAGAGGCGCAGTTAAACTCGCTGAAGTCATCCATACAGATCCACTATATTTTGTATCTTCAGTTCCTGTTGTAGTTACACCAAAAGTAATTGTAAAGCTTGCTCTTGTGTGAATGTAAGAGGTAAATAATTCGCTCAAAGTTTTCCCTGCGATTGCTGATCCTGATGCGTCAAGCCATGCATACATTGCATCAACTGAGACATCCCAGTTTCTCATTCCTTCCATGCTTTCTTCATATCCGCCGCTCTCTTTATTAGAGATTGAACGCGGGCTGTGATTAATGTTTATAGTGCCATTTGTAGCGTAAGCTATCAAAGTTGCGCCATCATAAACTTTTAAATCCGTTCCATTTAAAATTCCATTTGCCATTTTTTCTTATTTTTTATAATTTATAATTCGTTTTTATTGTCAAGTTTCTTTTTAGAAACTTTATTATTTTTTGTTTTATTTTCTTCTCCGTATCCATTATCTAAAAACCAATCAATCCCCTCTTGCGTTGTAGGTATTTTTTGGCCTTTTTTTAATATCTTTCCATTTCTATCATAATCTTTTTTTAATTCAAACTCATATATTTTTATATTTGAGTTGTAATATTTTTCATATTTATCTTCCATATTTTTTAATTTTCGATCCATCCGTTATTTGGATCATTAATAACTTCAATTATTTCTTTATGAGAATATGTTGTTTCTCCATCTAAAAAACTTGGAGTTTCCCCAATAAATTTAACAATTGTTTTATTTCCATCAATACTATATCTTAAAGTTGAAGCTGAAGTTTCAAGAATCTTTTTAAATTCTATTGATTCAACATGCTCTTTTTCTATTATTACATATTTTTTTTCCATATCTTTTAGCCTTCTGGCACGTCTGGCAATATATCCCCAGCGGCCATATTAGTCATAGTTCCATTATTATTTCCAGTTACATCAACAATTGTTGGATATGTAGCAATCGCCGTTCCATTATCATCTCCATCTCCCATTTTCCACCAACCTATTAAAGAAGTGCCTCCTTGACCTTTTGGGAATCCTTCATTGTAAATATCTTTAATATTATCGGATGTTAATTCTGCATTATATAAACCAACTTCATCAATCTTTCCATTCCAAAAACCGCCTCCCGTTGTATTAGCTCCAATATTAGCCGATGCAATTGATCCCGTAAACGTTCCAGATATAGCCGTTGTTTGTTTTGCAACTCCATCTAAATATAAAACAACATTTCCAGAGCTATTCCAAGTGCCAGCGACATGATGCCATAAACCATCTCCCTCTATTGCATCCGTTGTAACGGCTAAATTAGTTGTGCCTCCAGCTTTATAAACTGTTCGCAATTCATTATCTCCAGCATGATAAAAAACAAATATTGCATTATTAGCATCTACTTGCATACGAAAAATGTTTCCTGATGCTGAAACCGTATTTAATTTTATCCATGCCGAAATTGAGCCTGTATTTTTAGCCGCCGACATTCCAGTTACTCCAAGATTAACGTAATCATCAACGCCATCAAAATCCAAAGAATATATATTATTAATATCATTTATTATTCTAACAGAAAAATCAAGAGATTTTCTATATATTCCATCAGAGCCAGAATCATCATCAAAAACATCATCATAGCCTTCAAAATCAATTGCTTGAATTTCAACTCCATTATAATTTCCTGAAACTCTATCAAGAGCCGTTATAATATAATTGGCTAATTTTGATGAATCTTTATAATTGTCGGAATATGCGGCTATCATTATTCTTACAACG